GAATGATCCACTACATTCTGGGTAGATCCCAGATAGTCTTGGACATTCTCATTGACATGTACCGCCGAAGCGGTATCAGTCATCATTCCAGTGTTTCCAGATTCAGGTCGGATCGTGAAATGCTCGACTTTTGGAACTTCACGCTCCTCCAGAAGAGTGATAGTAGCTTTTAAATCTTCTATCTTGTTCAAATAACGAACCCGGGCAAGATACTTAGGTCGTAAATGAGGATAAGAAAGATAAGCAAGCTGCTTACGAAGGATGCGAATTGGAGTATCTCCAAACACATCGGGCTCGACAGGACTTTTGAGAAGGTCTTCGAGCTGTTGGTAGTATTCTGCTAAAAGTAAAGTAGCGTACTGGGTTTCATCTCGATAGGTCGTACCAACCGTCGAGAGTGAGGATTCTGGTTTAACTGAATGATCCTCAATACTCAGTCGTTCAATCAATTGATTAAACGTAGGAAGACTTACTTCGAGGTGGTCGGGGTCAATAGCATATCGCCCGCACAAAGCCTCGATCCACTTGTCTCTAACTTTATCATAGTCGAGATTAGTCTTACAGTGGAAAAACCATTCCCAAAGAGAAGAGGTAACAATATCAATAAATTGAGTAGTTTCCGAAACACTCTTGGAAGGAATGTAGTAGGTACACATCCGAGTAACCGACTGTATATCTAAGGGAGCCACCCATCTCTCAAGAACCCTTGAAAAGACGAACTTTCTTTTCAGAAAAGATACGTCCTTTAAGCTCAGAGATTTGGCAAACTCCTGGTTCTTCTGGGCTGGAGTAACTTTCATGCCCAAAACATCTCGCGCAAAGTCCTGAAAGAGAATGTTGTTAAGAAATTTCAACATCTCCTTCTTAATTGCTGCGAGAAGATCGTCTCCATACACAACAGGTTTGACATACTGGAAAAAGTCAAGATCCTTCAATTTTGGATGAGTATACCAGTAGTACATTATGTTCACAACCCCGGAAATTCCGTTATCTTCCGCGGTAGCAGCTTTCCCTGAAGGTTGGAGACCTAATGCCATAAGCAAGTCGCCCAACATTAGAACCATAGGAAACAGGCCGTCAGTTAGGAGACCCTTTACGATCTTCATAGCACGATCGTTGTATCCGCACTCTTCAAGAGTACGAGCAACAATAGTCGCTGTAGTCAATCGAATTTCGAATGGCATAGTCTGATCATAACTACTATAATCCCACTCCAAGTAATATTTGGAAAAGGAGTTAAGTTTTAAGACCAAATCCTGTGCACCTCGATGCATATCAATCCCAACTGCAGAACAGAAAAGTGTTTGATTATCAATCATTCTGTTATACAGTGGGTAAAGAAACATCCTCTGAAGAATGAGCGCATCTATAGGGGTAATGTAGAACACTCTGGTTTTCCCTTCGCGGTTTTTCTCCTCTAGTCGAGGTTCATCCTTTAAATGTGCTTTGTAAATAAAGCATTGGATTTCCCCTGACATATAGGAGTCAAGTAAATGATTAAGTCTCTTTTTAAGCTCCTCAATAGGTTCTCTCTTGAGATAGTCATCTAACTCCTCCACGATGGGTAGCCAGTCTCTCTTTTTCCCTTCAAAACCAAATCCCCCTGAAGTATTTGCATTCATACGGCGAGCGATACAATCGTCTCTAATACCGTTGATAGCACACTCCACAGTTATGGGAGACACTTTTCCAAGGCCAGCGGAAAATCTTTCAACCAAAATATCAGAGATCTTCTCCAAAACTTGTCGGTCAAGACCAGGCTTGTTATGGGAAAGTTTCTTCAATGCTATGTTGTAAGGATTATAATATACCCCATTTTTTGTGAAATGTCTCATAGGAGGAGCTCCAAAGAGCTCTCTACCTTGTCCATCCACAAGAGGGCAATCATATTGCTCGCGGGCTAACTTGGAGAAAGGAGTTTTTATTACTTTGCTCCTCTGGTTTGGGAAAACTTTAACTCCGGGCACAGCTCCGAAGTAAATAAGGCCTCCCAAATTTTCAAACCTAAAAGGTGAGTGCTTAGAAGGAGCAACAGTAGACTCCGGGATTGTCTTCGGAAAAGAGAAGAGATCCATGAGCCCTCCAGTCTCAATTCGTTCAAAGTGAAGCTGAGTAATGGAGGGTGCGTAGCAAAGGTGGGAGAAGTCTTGAGCAGCGGAATGGATTCCCACTACTATTGTTCCTCCTCCACACTTAGCAAATACCGGAGTTCCACAAGCACCTGGTTCGTGATCAGGCCACTTGTACTCCCAGTAATCGGAGATTATGAAGTGAGTGCTAGGATTTAATTCGTCCGGCTGGATAGTTTTTGGATAAGATCCAAAACAGCAAGACGTAAGATATCCCGCAACATTTGCTTCAAGAATGGTCTCCGAAGTAGGACCACTGAGAAAGTAATTTCTAATATCAGTAAATATAACGGCATTCATTCGGATGACCCCGATGTCGTCAGCAATTCTCTGAATTTGAGATCTAGCAACCTTCGTCACCGCCATCTTAGGGTTAGATGCCCCTCTGGCGATAGGACGCAGGATCTCAAACGAATCTCTCCCAGTTTTGAAAACATGCAAGTTAATTAGAGCAACATCTCCATAGATTCCTAAAATATGGGTATGATCCCACATAGGGAGTCCTTTGGAATTATACTCCGGATTCTCCCATCTTACCTGAACCTCATAGAGGTTTCGATTGATGGTATTCATTATATCCGAACTATTATTGAAACATTTTGAATCAAGAGGAACGACCTCTCTAGTGTTCCAAATTTTCATGTTTTCTCTATTAACAACCACTTTTCGGATCTCACTCTCGCATCCAAACTTGTCCTCTTGATCATTGATCTTAGGATTGTAGTCGGATTCAACAACAAATGTGCTCCGCGACTGTGGTTTTACAGGTTTCCAGTATTTATACCACTTATAGCTCAAATGAAGAGCAGCAAAGAAGAATACTATCTCTTTAAGCTGGTAAAGACGAGAATCGAAATTCCATAGTTTGACGGGATAGCCAAAACACTGGACAATTCTGCTCTCCAGAAAGTGCATAAATCTTATCAATCGTGAGGTAACTGGAAGGAATGACATTCCGGCCAAGTTTCCCACTATGAAACAGATAGTTGTCCCATACCCGAGATAGCCTAAGTACCAAAAGACACATGAGGCGATTCCGGATAATTGGTAGCGAACTGATGCACATAAAAGATATATTATTCCTGGAAGGAGGAAATTGCACAGAAGATTGAGTCCCCAATCGCGAGCGGTAAAGAATCCACTCTTGGCAAACATAACAATTTTCTGGGCATTAGTATAATCCTCTGCCATAGATAAATCAGGCATTTTCAAAGATTCAGTACGAATCGGATCCTCAAGGGAAGAATCTTCCTCTTCATCGGAAACAAATTCGTCTATCTGATCAAATAATAGATCTATTGCTCTTTGAGATTCTGTCTCATCATTCACTGGAGGCTGAGGGACAGGAGCCGGTCGATTTCCAGCCTCTGCAGCCCTCCGCCGCACCTCAGAATTGGTGAGAAGGTGGTCTCGAAACAATTGAGCCATAACATCACGAGCATCATAGATACTTCCTCGAGAAAGGATGATTTTCTTTTGACTTTCAGTGTTGCTAAGAGGGATCATTTGGTAAATCGTTATATGATAGCGATCCAAAATATCCCCACCTGCCGCAAGCGATTTTGAGGAATCGAGGGATTCACCCCCCAATACACGAAATTCTGGTTTAACGCTCACCTCCATAAAAGTGAACCTACGCAAAAGAGCCGCAGGAGCATGTTTTTGAATTTTGGCGTGTAATCCAGGATTGTTTGTGTCCGCAAACACCACTTCAGGACAAGCATAAACCTTGCCTTTATTCTCTACCTCAGCCATATCACACGGAAAAGGTGCAGAGTCTAGCAAGGAGAGCATAGTGCTCAATTGCTCGTTCATGTTACTCCTTGCCATTTCCACGGACTCATCACAAAGTTCTGAGATATAAATCCGGGGATGGGCAAGGGGAACATAGCCCGTAAAGAATGGAGAAGATCGAGGTCGGCAATAAGTAGCACGCTCCGTATAGGGGCGGCCTACTACCTGATCAATCCCTTCATTAACAAAGGGCATAATTTTGGACTTCCCTGAGCCTGGGGGGCCACAAAGAATCCATCCAAAGGGAACCATACGATCCTCGGCTCGAAGGGCCGAAGTCATATTTATTTTGGTTGCAGATAGCTTCAGTTTTATTTCTGAAAGCTGTCTCCGCTTCGGGGAGCAATAAGCTGATATCTTTTCCAGAGCCACAACCCGATCATAAAGATCGCAGGCATGGGTAAAGTATTCAGTACGCTCCATAAGACCCTCAACAGGTAAACCTGAGTAGGTATATCCTTCCTTTTGAAGAAGAAGTTGCGAGTCTTCAATTACCGATTGGACAGGATCTTGAGAAAACAAGTAGTCCCCAACTGGGACCCCTGCAATCAATGCCTCCACAAATCGGATACAGTCAACAATGACTTTACCGACATAGGGAACAAAATCCAACAAAGACATAGTTGGAACACTTCCAACGTATGCAATTATAGTTTTAAAGAAACCTTTCTTCCCAAATTTCATGGCGTAGGCCCCAACTATAATGTTGCGCAAAGAGGTGAGGAACTCTCCTCCTGCCAAAGAATGTAAGCGAGCAAAAACGAACTCAACAGAGTCGCTAAAAGCTTCAGGGCGGACAGTACTCGAGAAAAAGCTGTTAAACTCAAATCTCTTTAACTTTCCAACACACTGAACGACAAATTCATGTGCCGCTTCCATTGTCAGGGTATGAATAAGCCCTCTCATAGTTTCTGTTCTCAAGAATCCCACACACGCAATAGTATAATCCATAAAGGACGTACACTTGCTAACATGGTGGATGAAAGGAGCTATATCCATTAATGGCCCCAACTTCTTGAAGATTGTTCTGGCTTCTTGAAGGTGGCCAAAATTGGTGTAAAGATCGGACATAAAGGAAGATTTTTTCTTTTCAGAGAAAACTTCCTGAACCCTAGAAGTGGGTAATGTCTCTTCTTCAGAAGGAGAATGAGCGAATGCAGTTGATTCTGGACGAATAACAAACTCGTGCCGCTCTTTCTTACTCTTCTCAAGACGTTTTCTCGCTACTTCTTCAGCCCGCTTCTTACGACGAGCTTCAATAGTGCGATGGAATTCTCGCTTGACACCTTCCCCTGCTAACTCTAGAAGTTCTTTGTTTCCTGCTTTATCAGAAGCGCGGAGAATGCGCCGCTGTTTGCGTTTTTTCAAATACTCCTTAGAGTCTGAGGATCTACTCTCGAGATTTTTCTGATATTGGGTTTTAACCCCAAAGTCGTCATATCCTCGATCGCGATTTTCGCTCTGTAGTTCTTTCTTTGCAGAAGGATATTTAGAACGAATCTGAAGCTTATTAAACTGAAGTTTAAGGGCTTCAAGTTGAGCTTCCCGAATTGGGAAGTCCTTTCGCGTATAGGTACCATTTTCAAGACCTAACGCGAAGTCCTCAATAATCTTCTTCTTTTTCCGCCGATAACCGGCTTTAAATGAAGAGGTATTGCGATGAACATGACCACCCTGCATTGTAGTGCGGGAAGTCACAGATGCTTCCTTCTTCCATTTCTGGGAGGGTCGGGGAAGCTTTGGGTTACTGTCCTCAATGGACATTTTCCCATATGCAGTATGAACTGAGAGATAGTTAGGAGATTGCTTAGCGAAATCCTTAGCTACTCTCTGATACTGCCGATTGAGGACCTTTCTGTCCTCCTGACTGATTTCAAAGAGATCAGCTCCCTTGCTCTTAAAGTTTTGAGCAATCTAAATACACACCTACAGTCGATCAAACTGAAGGCGGTCTGCCATTTAAAGTGAAAGGCATTAACACACGCGATTAAGCGATTTGTGCACAGTAGTGCAGAGCGGTATAGCCGCTCAGTCTATAGTGTTTTGGTAACAGGATTACACGTAACCTGATCCCCCCAGAGGGGGGATGATTCATTAGGGTGAACCTTAAACCCTGCGAGTCTTGGTAAGGGAATACTCTGAGCCCTATCTCCCGCAAAGGCGAGAGATTGATTCATTAGGGTGAACCATAAACCCTGCGAATTTTACGGAAAATTCTGAACCGGCCATACTTGGCAAGGAATAGTTTTAAGTCTTTTTCAGGACTGGAGATTTTAATTCTCTCCATGAACGACAAAAGGTAGACTAGATATTTATACACATGCAAAGCTCCACTAAAGCGAAGCAATAACAGAATGTCATAAACAAAAGTGGATAGGGATAACAAATGTAAATACAAGATTTGATTCCACAAAAGCGAAAACAAAGAGCCTGCTATCTACTTCTGAGATTTACCTACTCATCTAAAAAGTATACTCTTCTAATACTGATGACTAAAGTTAAGTTCCACAAAAGCGAAACAAAGACAAATAGTCCAACTGTAAAGAAATGATATACATTCTAGTCTGGGCAAGGCGGGGGTTAACCCGCC